CCCAGGAGCGCGCCATCGGGCAGGCGGCCGACCAGGAGGAGGCGGCGCGGCATCGCACGGTCGCCGCCAGCCAGGAGCAGTTCGCGGTCCTGCAGCGGATCGAGGATCTCCAGCAGCGCGGGCGCGCGCTGCTGCTCGACGCGGACGGCAAAACCGCCAGCCTGGCGCGGTCCATCGCCGAGGCGCGCGCGCAGGATCTCCAGACCCAGCAGAAGGCCGTCCAGGCGGCCGAGCAGCAGCGCGAGACCGACGCCCAGATCCAGACCATCCTCCAGGCCATCGCCGATCACGCCGCCCCGGACGCGCTGCTCACCCCGCTCGAGAAGGCGCAGGCGCAATGGGCCGCCTACGTCGAGAGCGTGCAGAAGGCGCAGGAGCAGCAGGCGAGCCTCCAGTCGGGGCTGGAGGCGATCGCCTCCAGCGGGGTGGACATCCAGGCGCTGGCGCAGGATTTCCGCGACCTGACGGCCGAGACGCAGGCGCTGAACGCGGCCCAGGCGCAGCTCCGCGACACCCAGAGCCAGCTCGCCGCGGTGCAGGCGCAGCTCGAGCAGGCGAGCCTGGCGGTGCAGGCGCAGAACCTCCAGGCCGACGCCCAGGAGCTGCCGCTCAAGGAGCAATTGATCCGGCTGGAGATGCAGCGTCTCCAGCAGCAGCAGGCCATGACCACCGCGGTCAGGCAGACCACCGACGCGCTGAATCAGGAGGTCGCCGCGCTCGCCAAGCGGTCGGGCCTGTCCGCCTCCGAGATTCACCGCGGCCTGGCGGCAGGGATGCTCGTCAACGCGCCCGATCAGGGGCAGGGGCAGTCACCGCTCGACAAGCAGATCGCGGACCTCCAGACGCAGATCGCCCTGATCGAGAAGCAGAAGGAGCTGAACCAGACGATCGCGGCCGAACAGACCAGCGCCGCCCAGCAGCAGGCGAACGCGCTCCAGCAGCAGCAGACCACCCAGCAGGCAATCGTCGCCGCGATCCAGGCGCAGATCGACAAAACGAACGGCGTGATCGACGCCATGAAGCCCATCCCCGACGCGATGCAGCAAGCGCTCGACCAGATGACCCAGTGGGGGATCCTGACCAGCCAGCAGCGCGACGCGATCGGCTCCAGCGCGGGCGTCGCGGGGGCGATCCAGACCGCGACCGACTACGCGCGCCAATACGGCGACGTGGCGAGCGCGGCCATGCACGACACGCAGACGGCGGCCGACCAGGCGCGCGACGCGGTCAACAGCCTGGCGGCCGCCTTCCGCGCGCTGGCCAGCGCCCGCAGCGACGCGGCCGCGAGCAGCAGCGGCGGATCGAGCGGCAGCGGCACATCGCTGGGCGTGCTCGGCTTCGCGTCGGGCGGCGTGGTGCCAGGGCCGCTCGGGGCGGCGCGGCTGGCGGTCGTGCACGGGGGCGAGACGGTGCTGCCCGCGGGCCGCGGCCAGCCGAGCATGCTCCCCTCGATCAACGTGACCGTGACGGGCAACCAGATCAGTAGCCCCGCGGACGAGGAGCGCCTGGCGCAGCGGGTCGCGCAGCAGGCGCTCGCGGCCTGGCGCAGCGCGCTCGGCCAGGGCAGCCGCGCCGTCAACAGCGTGACGCGCCCCTGATGGCCACGTTTCGCTCTCAGGCGTTCACCCAGCTCCCCGACGCGAACGGCTACCTGCCGCTCCCGATGTCCGACGGCGCCGAGATCTCCGAGCGGCCGTTCATCGGCACCTCGGGCGCGATCGACGTCCAGGGCGTGGCCACCCCGATCCAGCGCTGGGAGTTCCCGATCCTGGCCACGCTCAGCGTGCTCCAGGCGCTCCAGGCGTTCACCCAGCCGGCGAATGTCGCCAGCGGGACGCTGGTGGACGAGCTCGGCACGAACTGGACGGGGATGGTGCTGAAACAGGTCACGCAAGCGCGGCTCGGGCAGGACGGGAGCCGCGTGCGGGCCGTCCTCGTCTTCGAGCGGGCGGCGCCGTGACGCTCGCCACCGAGCGCGCCGCCGCCGTTCACCGCCCCACCTGCGTGGTCTCTCTCGACTCGTTCCCGGTCACGACGCCCGTGCTGTCGTGCATGGTGGACCTCGGCCACGACAGCGTCACCGCCAGCGCGACGGTCGTGTTCGCGGCCAACCTCAGCGCGCAGACGTTCTCCCAGCGCCGCCAGCAGCTGGCCATCGACCTGGGCTGGAACGGGGTCACCGCGCGCGTGTTCACGGGCGTCGTGCAGACCAGGGAGCGGAGCGCGGGCCAGCTCACCAACACGCTCACCGCGCTCGGCCGCATGAGCCTGGCGCAGGTGGGTATCTACCAGGACTTCAGCTACGCCAACCAGACGGGGAAGCAGATCATCACGGACCAGCTCGAGCAGGTGGGCATCCTGGCGGGCAATCTGAAGCTCGACGATGAGCCGGGTGGCGCGGTCACGTTGGGGACGGTGCAGGCGATCGCGGTCAGCCACGGATCGAACCCCGCGGAGATCATCGACAGGATCGACAACTGTTTCGGGATGCGGACCTTCGACACCAGGACGGGCGTGGTGCGCCGCATGCGGGTCACGGGCCGCCCCAGCGCCAATGCGCGCGTGACCCGCTCGAAGGCGAGCCCAGACTTCTTCGCGCTGAAGCGCCGCGAGACGATCGCGGATATCCGCAACAAGGTGATCGTGGAGGGGTTGCCGAAATCGGACGGGACATCGGTCGCGGCAGGCGCATCCGCATTCAACCCGCTCGTGCCCGACCCGCCAGGCTACGTCGAGCTGATCGTCTCGGAGGACATCCTCCAGAGCACCGAGCAATGCCAGACGAGCGCGGACATCATCATTCAGGATACGAACCTGCTGCGCGAGGAGATCGAGTACGAGATTGTCGGCGACCCGACCTGCCAGCCCGGCGACACCGAGGCGGTGGTGTGGGACGATCTCGGCTGGTCCGCGGCCACGAACTACCGCGTCAAGCATGTGCGGCACACCGTCACGCCCCAGGGCTACTTCACGACCGTCACCGCCACGGGCGGGGCCACGGGGGGCGGCTCGGAGCCGGGCGAGATCGAGGTCCAGCCCGACGCCCAGTTCACCTGGCGGGCCACCAAGCGGAGCGACCACTTCGACATCGACTGCACCGATGAATCGACCGACCCTGACGGGACCATCAGCACCATCGCGTTCAGCAACGACCAGACGGCCGACACGTCGAGCACCACCACCTATCACTTCGAGGTGCCGCTCTCAACCGGGACGGTCGTGGTCTCGGAGACGGTCACGGACAACGACGGGCTGACGGACAACGCCAGCGCCACCATCGACCTCACGGCGCTGGGCGGCGGCAGTGACGGCACCCCGCCGATCGGGGACGGCACGGGCGGCGGCGATCCGACGGGCGGGGTGGCGGGATCGAGCAGCGTGAGCGTGTTCAGCGGGACCGTCGGCGGCTTCCTGGGCGGGAAGCTCAAGTACGTGGCCGGAGACGCGAGCGCCTACGCGGGCTGGCAGTACGCCGGCTTCGACGATTCGGGCTGGGCGACGCCGGTGGACGCCTGCCCGACGATCGGGCTCGTCTACCCGCCCGGCACGGGGCCGATCTCCTACGACGCCGGCTGCTCGCTGCCCAACGGCCACCTGCTCTACCGCTACGAGTTCACGCTGGCGACCGGGACCTACAGCCTGACGGACTTCATCTGCGCCGGCGACGACTGGCTGTTCGTCTGGATCAACGGCCAATTGCTGCTCAACGTCCCTGGCGCGGGGGGCGCCAGCCCCGCCTTCACCCAGCTCCTGGTCATGGGCACGAACTGTCTCGCGATCCAGGCCGAGAACACGGGCGGCGGCGGGCACAACGTGGGATTCTCGTTTCGGGTGCAGGGATGAGTTTCGACAGCACGTTCCGCGAGTTGCTGCGGGTGATCGACGAGCGCATCGCCTACCAGTTCATGCGGAGGGGCTGGCGCGGCAACACGCTGGACGCGGGCCACGTCGGCGGGGTGCTGGGCGGCAGTGGCGGCAGCGGGGCGCCGATCGGGATCGACCCGAGCGTCACCAGCCCGATCCTGGCAACCTATGCCACGCAGGCATTCTCGCCCGAGCGCTGGACGGTGGACGGCCGAATCTCCGCGATCTCGGGAGTCGGAGGGCAATTCGTGGTGCCGTCATCGCGCAGCATCTCGCGCGTGCTGCTCGCGTGCGCCGCGCTCGGCAGCGCGTCGAGCACGATCGTGGACCTCAACCGCAACGGCTCCAGCCTGTTCGTGGACGCGACCCGCCCGACGCTGGCGCACGACGACGCCGACGGCTACGCGGCGGCCACCCCCGACCAGCACCTGCTGGCGGAGGGGGACCTGCTCACGCTCGACATCGACCAGGCGGCGACCGCGGCGGGTCAGCTCGACGTGCAGGTCGAGTGGGGCGGCGCCTGGGATGCCTGGCCCGCCCCGCCCAGCGGGGACCTCACGGGCGGCAAGCCCAACGGGAGCGACACGGCGAACATCGTGCTGCCGCTGGGCGCGAGCGGCGCCTGGGACGACTACCGCATCAGCGGCGCCACGCCCGTGGTGGATGGCGACACCGTGTATCTGTTCTACACGGGCAGCTCGGACCTGTTCGTCTACCAGGTCGGGGTGGCCAGCCAGCCGCTCGAGGGCTTCAACCCGACCAGCGGCTGGACCAAGTACGCGAGTAACCCGATCCTCAGCCACGGCGGCAGCGGCGACTGGGACGAGATGAGCGTCGCGGGCACGGTCGTGCTGCACGACCGCGCGGCGGGGCTGTGGAAGATGTGGTTCGGCGGCTTCGACAGCTGGCCCGGCGGCACGATCCAGGTCGGCTATGCGACCGCCACCAGCCCTTTCGGGCCGTGGACCAAGTACGGCGGCAACCCGATCCTCTCGCCCACGGGCTGGGAGGGGTCGATTCTCGGGATCGGCAGCGTGATGAAGCGCGGGCCGAGCGACTGGGTGGCGCTGTACCAGGGCAACGAGCCCGCCAGCACCGACGCCGCCATCGGGCTCCTCACCTCGACGGACGGCATCAGCTGGAGCCGCTACGCGGGCAATCCCGTGATCTCGCCCGCGGGCAGCGACTGGATGCAGGGCGCGGTGTTCAACCCCTCGACGTTGATTCTGCGCGACGGCACCTATTACCTCTACGTCGCCGGCAAGCCCAGCGACCTGGGGTTCAGCAAGATCGGCCGGGCGACATCCACCGACCTGCACACCTGGACGCTCGACAGCAGCGCCGCGGGGGTAGTGATGCACGCGACCCGCACCTGGGAGGGGGCGGCCAGCGCGCCCGGCGAGACCGAGGGGCCGCGGCTGATCCGCATCGGCGGCTCGGACTACCTGTTCTACGACTGCTGGTTCGGCGACCCGTCGACGATCGGGGTGGCCGTGGTGGCGGTGCCCTGATGCTGGTCAACGACCGCCAGTACGGGCGCCCGCTGGTGCTCTACCAGGACACGCAGGCCAACGTGGAGGCGCTCAGCGGCGACGCGGTGGCGGAGGGCGCGGTTGCCTACGCCACCGACACCGACCAGATCGGCACCTACGATGGCTCGGCCTGGCAGTGGGGCTCGGCCGTGAGCGCGCTGGACGACCTGAGCGACGTGACGCTCACTAGCCCCGCGCTCGCGGATCGGCTGCGCTACGACGGCTCGGCATGGCGCAACAGCGCGCTGCGCTGGGAGCCCGTCACGAATGGGGATGCCGCGAGCCCCGAGCTGGTGTTCGCGGGCGGCGACGTGGTCATGGTGGAGGCGTAGATGGCGCTCTGGTCCAGCATGGTCGGCTACGGCTTGACGAGCGCGCGGCCCAGCGCGGGCATCGCGGGGCGCCTGTACTACTCGACCGACGACGTCGTGCTCTACCGCGACAACGGCTCGAGCTGGGACACGGTCGGGGTGGGTTCGGCGCTCAGCAACCCGATGACCACTCAGGACGACCTGGTCGTCGGGGGCGCATCGGGGGTGCCCGCGCGGCTGGCGAAGGGCTCGGACGGCCAGGTGCTCACGGTGGACCCGAGCACGCACCATCTGGTATGGGCGACGCCGAGCTCTGGCAATAGCTTCTCCGATGCCGAGGGAGACCCCGCCCCCACCGCGCTGACAGCGGCGGACGGGACCAGCACCTACGCCGCCCGCCGCGATCATGTTCACACGGTCGGCACGCTGGTCGTCAAGCGCAAAACGGCCGACGAGACGGTTAACAACTCGACGACGCTCCAGAACGACGACCACCTCACGTTCACAATCGGCGCATCCGAGATCTGGGCTTTCTGGGGCATGCTCGCGCTCACAACTCCGTCATCTGCTACGCCGGACCTGAAGGCGGACTTCGATATTCCCAGCGGGGGGAATGTGCGGAGCACATTCATAGGTCCCCAACTTGGGGTGACGGATGCCACGAACACGCAGATGTACTCGAACCATATCGATAGCGGCGGCGTGCATACCATCGGCATCACCACCGGCGGGCAGATCGGTGTCCTCTTCAGTGGGGTTGCGCGGAACGGAGCGACGCCCGGCTCCGTGAGGCTGCGCTGGGCCCAGAACAGCGCAGCGTCCGAGAATACGACGATTCGCACTGACTCGTTTCTCGTCGCGATGCGGATTGCATAGCATGCATCCGCATCGCGATTCCCAGCCACGCGACCGGCGCCATCGCGCCGTACTCGTGCCAGGTGAGCCGCCCGGCCAGCAGGCCGCAGAAGACGAGCACCGCGAGCGCGAGGCCGGGCGGCCGCGCCCGCAGCGCGAGCCCCAGCCCGACCATGAGCAGGACCGCCACCACCAGCGGCCCCGCGCTCGCGGGAACCATTCCCGCGGGCCAGATGGCGCGCGCGGCATCGATCCCGCTGGGCCAGAGCAGCCAGGCCGCGGGGCGTGCCACCGCGACCACCGCCAGGACGGCGACCAGGCAGGTCGCCACCAGGCCGCGCAGCATGCGCCAGTCGCGCAGCGCCAGCGGCCACAGCCCCGCCGCCAGCATCTCGACGTTCGGGCGAATGAGCAGGCCGAGCGCCAGCAGCACGCCCGCGCGGCCAGGCCGCCCCGTCTGGCGCAGCCGCCAGGCCCCCAGCACCAGCGCGAGCTGGGGAAGCGTGAAATTGCCGTAGAGGAGGTCGCTCCGCGCATCGGTGCCGAGCACGAGCGCCGCGCCGCCCAGCAATCCCAGCCACAGGCGCGGCCGCAGCCCGAGGAGGGCCTGACCGAGCAGGCAGCCCGCGAGCAGGCTGGCCACCTGGAGCCCGCTCCAGACCAGCGTCGCGGCATCCTCGCCCAGCGGCACCAGCGGCAGCACCAGCAGGGCCAGCGACGGCGGCAGCGGCGACGGGAACGCCACGCAGCGGCCCGCCTCGCAGTGGGCCACCCACGCGGCCTGCGCCTGGGGGGCGATCCCGTGAGAGAGCGCGGCCGCCAGCGCGAACGCCTCGCGGAAGTCGCTGCTGAGCTGCGCCAGCGGCAGCCAGACGCCGACCAGGAACGCCAGCAGCGCGGGGGCCAGGAGCAGCGCGTCGCGTCGCACCCCGCCAGTCTAGCGCGTCCGCGTGAGCGGCGCATCGTTGGCCGCGTTACGCAACGCGTCTGGCGCACAACGGGCGGATGTGTGGCGGCGCCTTGTCTCGCGCGCGCGGGGGCGCTAGCATGGCGGCGGAATGTGTGGCGCGGGTGCTGGCCGAGTCTGCGAGGGGCGGTGTGCGCATGTGGTGGGCGCTAGGCCGCTGGGAGACCCTGCTCGGGGCCAGCAGCGTGGGGCTGGGGACCACGGTCGGGCTGCTGCTGCGCGGGGCGCACCTGCCGCTCCAGCAGGCGGACGCCAACGTCTCGTTCTCCACCGTCGCCCTGGTCGGCCTCGTGTTCGGGGCGCTGGCCACCCCGATCGCGGTGCTGTTCCGCAGCACCGAGGCCAAAAACGCGGCCCTTGTCGGGGCCAAGGACCAGCAGATCGCCAGCCAGGAGGCGCACATCATGGCGCTCAACGCGCGGCTCGAGCAGGCGCAGTCGGCGATGAGCGGCAAGGACTCGGCGACGCTCGAGCTGGTGACGGGGCTGATCCGCACGACGGAGGCGGGATTGGCGCGGATGGCCGAGGCGATCCAGGCCAACACGCGCGTGACCGAGGATCGCAACCGGGCGGCGAGCGCCGAGCACCAGCGATTGGAGGCCAACCTGGTGCAGCAGACCACGATCCTGGGCGATCTGCTGGCGGGCTCGGCGGTGCTGGACGCGGTGCGCCAGCGCGGGGCGAAGGCGCCGCGCGGGGGGGAGTGATGGCTGGGCAGGGCGAGCGGGGCTCCCCAGACGGCTGGCCGTCTGGGGTCCCCGAGCGGCCGCGCATCTGGGACCAGGTGCGGGCACTGCTGGGCACGGCGGCGGCGGGGCAGGGGGACACGGCGCGGCTGGACCCGAGCATCGATCGGTCGCGCGCCTGGTTCGCGCTCTGGCTGGTCGAGCACGGCCGTCTGAGCGACGAGGCGGGCCCTGGCGGGCGGGTGACGGGGTGACGCCCTGGGCGTGCTGCTGGCTCTGCTGGGCGGCGTGCGTGCTGCCCGAGCGGATCGCGCGGCCGCTGGTGCGGCTGGTGCGCTGGCGGCGCGGCTGGGACTGAGGCGGCGGCGGGCCGCACGGCGACGAGACGGACAGGGAGACTGACGTGGCCAACGCAGCGCAGTTCGAGCAGGACCGCACCGACTGGTGCCGATCGCACGGCTACCACACGCACGATGAGCTTGAGGCCCGAATCAAGGAGCTGAATCCCGACCTGGCCGAGGTCAGCGGGCTCAGCAATCACATCAACCGCTACTTCAAGAAGCACGGCAAGAGCGGCAGCTTCGCCGACGTCGTGGCGTTCGTCCGCGCCGATCTCGGGTGAGCGAGCGGCGGGCGGCGTACCTGGTCGAGCGGGCGCTGGCGGCGCGCTGCCGCCTGTGCACGCGGCCAGCGGTGGGCGAGCGGGTGCTGGCGGTGCGCATCGGCGGCCAGACCGAGACGTGCAGCGTGGCGGTGTGCGCGCTGCACCGCCGCGCGCGGCGGGCCGTGTGGCGGCGGCTCCTGGGGAGGCGGGCATGAGCGACGATCTGGCGCGGCGGCTGGCGGCGGCGGAGTCGCTGCTGGCGCTGCTGGAGACGCAGCAGGGGCTGCTCACGGAGCTGGGGCGGGCCGTGCTGCGCGGCGACTGGGGCTACGGCCGCATGCTCGTGGACGCGCTCGACCCCGCCCACGCCGGCCGCTGGACCAACGCCACGCCGCGGCTCGAGGGCGGCGTCACCCCGCCCGTGCCGCCCGACGACGGCCCGCCCCCTGATCCGATCCCCGATCCTGGGCCGCCGCTGCTGCCAATCCCCGACCCTGCACCGCCGCCAGCATCGCGCATTCAGCTCGGCGTGCTGCAGAACAACGGGCCTGGGATTCAGGGGGCGCTCAAGGTCGTGCACGACTCGCACCTCCAGTGGGTGCGGGTCACGGCGGTGCACGCGCTGCCGCTGGTGTTCGCGGCGCTGGCGGACGGCGGGCCGCGCATCCTCTACTCGCTCGGGGACCGGAGCCCCGCGGACGCCGCGCTGATCGCCCGCCGCTACGGCGCCCAGATCGCCGCGTGGGGCCTGGCCAACGAGCCGAGCCCGCGCGACGGCACGGTGGCGGAGGTGCTGGCCCTGCTCACGGACCAGGCGGACGCGGTGCGCGGGGCGGTGCCGGGCGCGGTGCTGGTCGGCCCCGACCTCCAGGCTGGGGTGCTGGCGACGGACTGGGGCCAGCAGCTGGTGCGGGCGCTGGTCGGCCAGCACCTGCTCGACGCCTGGAGCGTGCACGCGATCGCACCGGCGGCGGGGGCGGCGCGCACGGTGGCGGACGCGAGGGCGGCGCTCGCCACGCTGCGGGCGTGCGGGGTGCCGCCCGAGGCGCCCGTGTGGCTGACCGAGTTCGGCGACCCTGGCGACCAGCGGGCGTTTCTGGCGGCGGTCGTGCCCCAGCTGGCGGCGGCGGGGTATGCGGTCGGGATCGTGAGCATGCTCGTCGATCCTGGCGCGGACAGCGACTATCACGGCTACCAGCTCTGCGACGCGAGCGGGGCGCCGCGCGACGGGTTCGCGGCGCTGGACGCGCTCGCCCTGGCGGAGCGGCAGCGCGCGGGCGGTCCGTGCTGAGCGGGATGGGCCTCCAACTCCCGCCGCTGGCGGTCCCCGAGGCGGGGGCGGCCCTCGAGCGGGGCGCGGCCTGGGTGGTCGTGCCGCTGTGGGAGACGGTGGACCCGCTGCGGCTGGCCGAGCACGCGGCGGCGGGGCTGGCGGTGGTCGGCATCGTGGATCGGCGCGCCTGGGAGGCGGGACCGCTCGAGCGCACGGCGGCGCTGTTCGGCCCGAGCCTCACGGCGATAGTGGCGGGCAACGAGCCAGATGGCAGCGGACCCGCCTCGTGGACGATGGACCAGGCAGCGGCCGCGGCGCTGCTCGGCGACGTGGCGGCGGCGTTCCGCGCGGTCAACCCGTCCATCCTGGTCGGCTGGCCCGGCCTGATCAGCGGGCAGCCCGCATGGGCGGAGCCCGCGGCGGATGCGGGCGCGGACGTGGTGCTTCTCCACCTCTATGCGGCAACGGAGGAGACCGTCGGTTCTCTGTTGGAGAACTACCGCGCGGTCACGCCGCTGCCGCTGGTGATCAGCGAGTGCTGGCCCGATGCGGCCGTGGCGCGCGCGGCGCGGGCGGCGGGGGCGGCAGCGGTCGCCTGGTGGCTGGAGACCCCCGGCGACGCGCGTCCGGGCGAGGCGCTGGGGATCGCGGGGCACGACGATCTGGAGCGCGCATTCAGCGCGCTGGCGGCGGAGTGGATGGAGGGACAGGTGACGCAGGCGGAGGACATCGCGGCACTGAAGGCGCTGGCGGCGGCGCAGCGCCAGGAGATTCAGATACTCGAGCGGCAGCAATCACTTCAGACGGCGGCGATCCGCCGCATTCTCGAGGGCCGCTGGCAGGCGAGCGGGTTCGGGGCCGAGAGCGCCGAGGCGGAGCTGTACGCGCTCGACCCCACCCTCGAGGGACAGGTCGCGGTCGTCCCTTTCCCGTAGCCCCGTCGTCACCCGCGACGGGGCTGGTGAGCGCGATCGACGTCTCCAGCCATCAGGGACTCGACATCGGGCCGCTGCTGGACCGCTACCAGCCCGAGCACGTGATCTGCAAGTTGTACCAGCCGATGGAGCTGGGTGGGGTCGGGGCCGAGTACCCGATCGCGCAGGCGGCGGCGGCGCGAGCGCATGGCTGCACGGTGGGCGGCTACGTGTGGGTCTACGTGGGCCCCGATGGGCGGGTGCAGGTGGCGAATGCGCTCGCCACGGCTGCCAGGGCGCAGATCGAGCTCGGGCCGTCCAACCCCCTGTGGCTCGACTGCGAGGACTTCACCGATGGCAGCTACCCCAGCCTGGGCGTAATCCGCCAGGCTGTCGCGGAGTGCCAGCGGCGCGGGCTCGCGGTGGGCATCTACACGGGCTCCTGGTGGTGGTCGCCACGCACCGGCGACAGCGCGGAATTCTCGGCGCTGCCGCTGTGGTATGCCAGCTACGACGGCCGTGCCATGCTCGGCTCGCCAGGGTTCGGCGGCTGGACCGAGGCGGCGGGCAAGCAATGGACGGATGAGCCCGTGGACCGCTCGGTCTTTCGCGGTCGCTGGGCGGCGCGCGCGTGACCTGCCCCGTGTGTCGCCGCGCCGCCTCGCTGGTGCTCCAGCGCTGCACCGAGCCTGGCGTGTGGCTGCGTCAGTGGCGCTGCCTCGGCGGGCACGTCTGGTGGACGGGGGCTGAGGGGTGAGCCTGCCCCGCTGCCGCTGGCCCGGCTGCGGCGGGGTGCTCGTCGGCGCCCAGCGCGTCGAGGACCGCGGGCTCGACTGGGGCTGCCTGCTCTGCGGCCGCGGACCCGAGAGCCCCGCAGCGCCAGCAGACGCCCCACTTGCAGCGCGCCCCGCACCAGTCGCAGCGCCACATCGCTGGAGACAACGCGCGCCGCGGCGGGATTCGCGGACGGCGGTCAGGAGAGGTTAGGGATGGACGTGCTTCAGGGGCTGGTCGGGGTGGCGGGGGCGCCCGTCGTGGTCGCGCTCGTGCACGTCGCGAAACCATGGCTGCGCGATCAGCGGCTGTGGCCGGCGGCGGCGATCGCGCTCGGGGTCGCCTGGAACCTGGCGCTGGCGGCGGTGCTGGGGCGGCCGCTGGCGGAGGCGGCGCTGCTGGGGGTGCTGGTGGGACTGGCGGCGAGCGGCGCCTGGTCGGCGGGCAAAACGGTCGCAGAGGGGCGGGGCTAGACGCGGAGCCGCCCCCTGGGGGTGCAGGGGGCGGCGGGTCAGCAGCCAGGAGCGTGGTTGGCGATCAGTCCTCCTCGTCGAGCCAGCGGCCCTCGGCATCGGTGAGGATGCCGCGCTCCGCGAGCTGGGCGCCAGCGGGCTCGGAGCGGTCGAGCCCGTAGCGGGTGCACAGCTCGTCGTAGACGGCCACGCCATGCGTCGAGCGCGGCCAGCTCACGCGCGTCGAGCGCGGCCAGCGCCTCGGGGCTGGCGGGCAGCAGCCGCGGCTCCTCCACCTCAGCCCTCCCGCGCCACCGACCGGGTCACGCGCCACGACTCGGCGACCATGTCCAGGTCCGCCAGCAGCTCCTCGAGCGGGTAGCCCTCCCGCGCCGCGAGCTCCGCCGCGTAGGCGCGCAGGGTCGTCTCGCGCGGCAGCCACTCCAGCCGCCAGCCGTCGAGCTGCTCGTTGCGCCGCGCCCAGCGCGTGGCCCACTCGTCCGCGGGGTCAATCGCGGCGTAGTGCACGCCGCGGCGGAACTCCCCCTCCCAGCACAGCGAGCCGAACAGCGGGCGCGGCGCGTTCCAGACCTCCCAGCCCGCAGGGATGGTGCTCGGCCGCTCGCCGAGTACGCGCAGCGTGGTGGCCATTCCAGCTCCTCCTCAGAACGGCAGGCCGTCGTCCTCGGGGACGCGGTCCGCCTGGCCGCTGGCCGCGCGCTCGTGCTCGGCCGCCAGCGCCTCGATCTGCGCCTGGTCGAGCACGACGAGCCACCCGCCGTGCACGGCGTCGGGCGCCAGGCGCAGGATGCCCGCCGCGTCGGGTGCCACCTCGCGCCAGGCGCGCGGGCAGGTCCAGCGCGGTCCGTGGTAGCGGCGGGTGGCGCCCCGCCCGTAGGGGCGGAGCGTCTCGCCGCACACGGGGCAGGTGGGGCTGGTCACTCGACCGGCCGCACGCGGAGCATCCCGCGCCCACTCGACTGGCTGACCTCCAGCACGACCAACGCGCCGCACAGTGCGCACTGGCGCGGGGGGAGCTGGCCTCCGCGGCGCAGCTCGCCATAGCGGTTCGTGCCGAACCGCAGTCGCCGCACGGCGTCGCCAACGGCCTGGTGGTCGCCATAGCCACCACCGATGATGCCGCGATTGTCGCGACATGTCTCCTCGCCTGGGAGCCGATAGTGGGGCTCCCACGTCTCGATCTGGCGAATGATGTCGTCAGCGGTCATCGTCTCCTCCGTGCGGCTGATCGTCTGCCGATCCCCCGCACCCCGCCCGCCCCAGTCACCCGAGGCGAGCGGCGTGCGCTGGACCTAGCGGCGCGGCCCCCAGATCTCATCGAGGAGGCGCTCCTCCTCGTCGGTGCGGCTCGCGCCGCGCAGCCCGCCCGCGGGGGCGAGCGGGGCATCGGCGCCGGGCGGGAGCTGGATGTAGGGAAAGCTGATCATCTCTCTCCTCCTCTCAGGCGCCTGGGAGCGCCCGCTCGCGCCGCGCTGGCGGCAGCGCATCAATCCGCCGCGCGAGCTCCGCCAGCGCCAGCTCGGCCCACTCGGGCACGGGCGTCACGCCGCGCTCCCAGCGGGCGATGGTCCGCATACGGACCCCCAGCAACTCCCCGAGCGCCGTCTGGGAGAGCCCCAGACGGCGCCGCGCGTCCCGCAGCTCGATGCGGGTCATCGCGGCACCAGCGCGACATCCGTGCCGCAGAGCGTGCAGGGCCGGCCCGGCGGGCTGGCGGCCGCTCGCGGGTCGGCGCGGCGGAGCATCGCGCAGTCGTTGCACCGAAACTCGTAGCTCACGTAGTGCTGGCACGTCCCCGCCGGGCGAGGCGGCAGCAGACTCGGGTCGCTCGTCATGGTCATCTCCTCAGCCCACCAGCGCCAGGGGGTAGCGCAGCCGGGACCCGGCCTCCTCCGCCTGGAGCCACTCGATATCCTCGATCCCGAGGTTGACCGCGGACGCGATCACGTCCGCCATGGCGGCCTTGAGCGCGGGCGGGAGCCCGTACTCGCCGCTGGGCCAGTCCCGGCCGAGCGCGGCGCCCAGCTCGCGTGCGGTCGTCTGGACCGCGCCGACGATGCGCGGATGGCCGCTCGCGGGCTCCTGGGCGTCCAGGTCCACGATCCAGAGATCGCCGCTGGTGTGCTGCACCAGCGCGCGCCAGGTCTCGCCCATGTCCACGATCAGATGCGCCGCCCTGGTCCGCTCGTCCATCATGTGCTTCTCCTCCAGATCGGGGCTCACCACAGGTCAGCCCCCAGCGTTCCCGGCCGCCCCAGCGCGGCGGCGACCATGGTCGGATCCCCGACCAGCAGCACGCCGAACCCGGCGGCCACACGCACGAGCGTGTGGCCGGGGTAGTCGGCCTCGACCACGATCTCGGTCCCGCGCGGCAGGGACACCCGCCGCCACGGCTCGCCCACCTCGCCAGCCAGCTCGGCCAGGACGATGTCCTGGGTCAGCGTCTCCGTCATCTCAGCCCTCCACCAGGTCGTAGCAGTCGGGGCACACCACCCCGTCCGCGGACGACATCAGGAGCGCCAGGCGCGTCTCGGCGCCGCAGCGGGCGCAGCGGCGGGTCGGCGGGGCGGATGGCCGTGTTCTGGCGGCGGCGCGCTCCTCGCGGATGCCCGCCAGGCGGCGGCGGCCCAGCAGATGGTGCAGCCGCGCCGCGCGGCCGAGCGCCGCCCACTCGGCCCCGCTGTAGTTGGCGTAGTCGAGCGCGTACTCGTCGCGCTCGACCTCGCGGTCGCTCCGCGTCTCGATCCCGAGCGCCGCGCACGCGGCATCGTAGCCGTCGCGCGTCCGCGCCTGGACCAGCCAGTCGGGCTGGTCATCCAGGAACGGGTACGCCGGGTCGAACTCGGCGATGGCCTCGTCCATCCTCTCCTCCTCGCGCAACCATCGGGCCGCGCTCCTCACACACGCATAATAGCACACAATGTCCTATTGTGCACGCGATCGCGGGGGTGATTCGTGTCACAATGTCTGGACTAGCGGCGCCAGTCGGCGAGGCGCACGGGCTGGGCGAGAAGCATCAGGCCCGCGCGCTCGCTGGCCGAGGCTGCTCGATCGCGAGCTCGCGGCGGAGGAAATCCACGAAGCGCGTCTCGACGCCCCCGTAGAGCCTGATCGTGAATGGGCTGCGTCCCCGCTGCCCCAGCACCGAGAGGTGGTAGTCACGCGCGCGCGCCAGTTGCACCTCGAGCCCCCTCTCTCCCGGAGCGAGCTCCCCACCTACTCCGGGCGAGAGTGAGGATAGCGCACGCGCTTGACGTTGTCGCGACTTGACCCTGGCGATTGTGGCTCCTAATTCGCGCGATCTGACGGCCGCGCGTCCTATGCGCGCGCGCCGACCAGCGCCCGCCGCATGCCGGCAGACGAATTCGCTAACCGCGGCGGCTCCTCCCTGTGCTCCGGATTAGCAGGGCCGGGGGCGCACGCTCCGTTCGCGCCGCGGGCCAGGCTATTCCGGCTCGCGTACCAGTCGCGCACGCTGCGCGCCGAGCTCGACACGCGGTAGCCGAGCGCGCCCAGCAACGTCTCGAGCTCCATCCCGTAGCAGTCCGCGAGCGCCTGGAGCTGGTCGGTGCTCGGCGTGCGGTAGCCGAGCTCCCAGCCGCTCACCTGGCCGGGCTGCACCTGTGCGGCCCGCGCGGCCTCCGGCAGGCTCTTGCCGGCCAGCATCCGGAGCCAGCGCAGGCCGGCGGCTCTCCACCGTCTGTCCACGTTGGCGGCCTCCCTATCCGTGATCTCCCGTAGCAATTGTACGCATAGCGCACATAACGCGCAATAGGGCGGTGATTGCACATGGCGGACGACTGTGCTAGCATGCTAGCGAATGTTAGGGGGTGCCGTTGTGGCGAGCCGAGACCCCGAGCTGCTGACGGTGCGCGAGGCGGCGGCGCTGCTGCGCGTGCATCCCTGGACGATCCGCCGCTGGGCGATGCAGGGGCGCATCCGCACGACGCGCTTCAGCCCGCGCACGATCCGGGTGGCGCGCTCGGAGCTGCGCCGCCTGCTGCGCGAGGCCGAGGCGGGGGAGATTCCCGCGTGAGCGCGCGCGACGCGCTGCGGCTGGCGCTGCTGCTCGGCCTGGTGGCGCTGCTCGTGCTGGCGGCGGGGAGCCGCTGGTGAGCGGGCTCGTCGTGCGCGACGCCACGCTCGCCGACATCCCCTACGTGGACGGACTGCGACGGCGCGAATCGGGGACGCTCGGATTCCTGCCGCTGGCCGCCTACGAGAAGATCGTCACGCAGACGCAGCATCACGGCGATCGTCTCTGGATCGCTGTGGCTGCGGGCGACCCGGTCGGATTCCTCTACGCCTCGCCGGGCCGAGTTGGCGCGGCGGTGCGCGTGATCCAGGTCTGCACGCAGCCCGACGCCCGGCGGCGCGAGTACGCGGCCGCGCTCATGGCGCGCGCGGAGCGCATGGCGGATCGGCTCCAGCGCCCGGCCGTGAGCGCGCGCGTGGGGGCCGACCTCGAGGCGCGCGCGTTCTGGGATGCGCTCGGCTACGCCATCGTCGCGCTCGAGCCGGGCGGGGCACGCCGCCGTCGCCTGCTGGAGGTGCGCATGCGCCCCAGGCCAGGCGCGCTCATGGGGACTGCGCCAGCTCCGCCGCTGGCGGCGGGGAGCCGCTGGTGAGCGGGCCGCGCGGGGAGGCGCCCGCCCATTGACCGCTCGCGCCCCACCCGACCCCTGCACGGTCGGCGGCGCGACACGCAACGGGGCCAGGAGCGGCAGACGCCCCTGGCCCACGACCCGCGGAGAAACGAGGTCACCGTGACTATAGCACAGGCTCCCCAGGCGATTCTGACGGCGCGGCGCATCGCGGCCAGCCCGTCGGACCACACCCGCGACCTGACCCAGGTGCTGCCGCCCGTGGCCCCGTGCGGGGCGCTGGCGCGGCGCATCGCCGCCCGCGCCTCGGAGCGCGCCCGCGACCTGGAGGCGCTGCGGCTGGCCATCACCGAGGCCAGCACCCACGCGCAGGAGATGTGGGGCCGGGTCAACGCCATCGCGGAGCGGGTGGGCAGCCCGCTGTCGGGCAGACGCGAGTGGCGGGCGCTGCTGGTGGCGCGGCGGGCGGCCACGGCGGCCGAGCTGGCCGTGCTCGACGCCGAGCTCGCGTTCGACGACGCGGCCCAGGCGGGAGGCCAGCCGTGAGCGATGACGGCGTTCTCCGCATCTCTGCGGACCTCGCGCGCCTGCGCGAGGCGGTGGAGCAGATGACGCTCGCGGTGCAGACGCTCGCGGTGATCCAGTGCGCAAGCGCGAACATCGCGCCCGGCCCGTGGATGGACTGGAGATCCGCTGCCCGGATGGCCGCCCAGGCCGCCCAGGCGCTCGAGGAAGCGGCGGGAGGCCAGCCGTGAGCCGCACGCTCGACCTCAAGGACGACGAGGGCGCGGTGCTGCTGCTCACCGCCGTGGAGCTGCGCACGCTGCTGGCGGCGGGACACGCCGTGATGGCGGCCTGGCACGAGGTGGCGACCTCCGGGCGCGAGCGCGGGCGGCTGGACACCGACTACTACGGCCTTCTGCGCGCGGTCGTGCGCAAGCTGGAGGCCGTGTTCGCGGAGGCCGACGCCGCCGACGCGGGAGGCCAGCCGTGAGCGACATCGCCGACCTGCTGCGCGCCGCCCGCGCGCTGCTCGAGCCCGAGGGCGCCTGGTGCCAGGGCGCGTATGCGCTGACCGACGACGGGCATACCACCATGCTCGGGGCCCCCAACTGCGTGCAGCGGTGCGCCATCGCGGCCCTGCATGAGGCCTATCCGCTGGAGCGGCCTGTCCGCGAGTCGGCCTTCGACAACGCCTGGTTCCTCCTCGCCGAGGCGATGGGCGTCAGAGTCAGTGAGGTCGAGGGGTGGAACGATGTGCCTGGGCGCACCCAGGCCGAGGTGCTCGACGCATTCGAGCGCGCGATCGCCAGCGCCGAGCGGGAGGACGCGCATGACTGAGCGACCGCACACCACCTGCGACGGCGATTGGGACGAGGAGCCGGGCGGCGAGTTCGCCGCGTGGCTGGGCGTGCTGCTGCTGGCCGGGGCGGCGCTGGGGGCGCTGCTGTGGCTCGCGCGGGGGGCGCTGTGATGGCCGTCGAGCGCGCGTCCGACCGCGACCCCGACGACGATCTCCGCGCCTGGTGGCGCAGCGAGATGGGGCGGGGCGCCCCCATCCCCGCCCTGGTGCAGCGCGCGTTCGCCGCGGGGCGGGCCTCGGGCTCGGCCTGCGCGGAGGCCTGCTGCACCGCCTCCGCGGCGGATGTGCTCGAGGCGCACGGGGTCCCGCCGCACTGGCTCTCGGAGACGCACGCGGCGCTCGCGGTGCCGCTGCTGCGACGGCCAGGGGCGTGGGTGCCCGTCCAGGAGCTGGTGCGCGCCGTCTGGCGGCTCGACTGGCTGGATAAGGCGCTGCGGCACAACCTGCGCGTGCACGTCGCCCGACTGCGGCCCCCGCTCGCCGCGGCGGGCTGGCGGATCGAGAACGGGGGACATTTCGGCTACCGCGCGGTGCCCTGCCCGCCGGAGACGGGCCGCTGGCGCCCGCCGCCGCCCGACTGGCGGATCCCGCGCGGGCGGCTGCTTGACGCGAGCCAGGTGGCCGAGATGCGCCGCCGCGCCGGGGCGGGCGAAGCCCACCACGCGCTGGCGGACCGCTACGGCATCACCTGCGACTACGTGCAGCGCATTCTGCGCGGCGATGCCTGGCGGCGCGATGCGGGACGCGACGCATGAGCGGGCGGCGCGGCGACGACGAGATCGGGCCGACGGGCGCAACGATCCTGTGGCTGCTCGCCAGCCTGGCCCTGCTGGCGATGGTCGCGATCACCTCGGGAGTGCTGCGATGACGGACACGGAGATGGCGGAGACGACCGAGCTCGGCCCGCTGGAGCGGGCGATTGTGGCGGGCGACCTGGCGTCGCTCAGCGAGCGGGAGCGGGTGCAGCTCTACCTGCGCACCTGCGAGTCGCTCGGGCTCAACCCCTTCACCCGACCGTTCGACTACCTGCGGCTGTCGGGGAGGCTGGTGCTGTATGCCACGCGCGGCTGCGCGGACCAGCTCCGCACCCGCCGCGGCGTGAGCGTGACCGCGGTGCGCACCGAGCTCCAGGGCGACCTGGTGCTGGTCACGGTGAGCGCGCGCGACCGCAGCGGCCGCGAGGACTCCGACGTCGGCGCGGTGCACGTGGCGGGGCTGCGCGGCGAGGCGCTCGCCAACGCGACCATGAAGGCCGTCACGAAGGCCAAGCGGCGCGTCACGCTCTCGCTGTGCGGGCTGGGCTGGATCGACGAGAGCGAGGTCGACTCGATCCCTGGCGCCGAGCGGCTGAGCCTGCCCGCCTCGCTGCCCGCGGACGGCGGGGAGCGCGACGAGCCGAACGGCCAGGCCCCCGCTCCGCCCGCGGACCCGCTGGTGCTGGAGACGCCGCTGTGCGAGGAGTGCGGCGAGCGGCTCGCGGACGCCACCGACAGCCGCGGCACGGTGCGCACGGTGGTGCAGATCGCGGGCCGGGGGCGGCGGCTGCTGGGGCGGGTGCTGTGCGCCGAGCACCTGCGCGCGGCCGAGCGGGAGCGCCAGGAGCGGGGGGCGTGAGCGCGCGCATTCTCATCGGGGACTACGGGCGGGCCGTCTCGTGACAGCGCAGGGCCAGGCGCCAGCCCTGCGTGCGGAGGATGGTCCGCGGACGCCTCCAGACGCGCCAGAGGTGGCCGCGGCGCGGCTGCTGGGCCACCAGCGGCTCTACCGCCGCACCCCGACCGCCGACCTGCTGGCGCTCGCCGAGTGGGCCGCCCGCGAGCTGGAGGCGGCCCCCAGCGCGGCCCTGGCCGCCTACTACGGCGGCACGCTCGACGCGCTGCGGGAGGAGGCCGAGCGCCGCCAGCGCCGCCCCACCACCGCCCTCGCCGCCCCCGCCCGCGTGACGCCCGCCCTGATCGCGCGCGTCAAGGCGGCGGTGCCGTGCCCGGAGCTGATCCAGCACGGCGGCAGCGTGGACCTGCGGCCGGTGCCGCCCCACGCGCCGCGCCACTGGGTCGCCCGCTGCCCGCTCGGCACCCACCGCGACACCGACCCGAGCTTCACGGTGTGGGCCGACCACTTCTGGTGCTTCGGATGCGCTGTGGGCGGGGACGTGATTGAGTGGGCGCGCATCCGCGCGCGGCTCGAGCCGCACCAGTTCGTCGAGGCGCTGCGGATCGTGGCGGCCTACGCGGGGATCAGCCTGGACGAGTCGCCGGCGCGGGACCTGCGCGCCGCCCTGGTGAACCGGTGAGCGCGGCCGAGCCGATCCCGCTGCGGCCGGCGCTGCCGGAGGTGACGCCGCTCGGGCTCGGCTACACGCTCGACCTCGGGCCGCTGGGGCTCGTGCTCGCGGCCGACCGGCTGCGCGAGTCGGGCGGCGACCTCTCGGCGCGGCTGCGCGTCACCAGCACCCGCAGCGGCCTGCCAACCGTGATCCACAACGCGCGCGCCAACCTGTCCAGCTCGACCGCGCGCGCCACGCTCGCGCGCCACCTCGAGCTGGCGTGCGGCCGCGACCCGGAGGGCCGCCAGCGCATCCCGGCCGCGGACTGGCTCGGGGTGCTCAACCACTTCTGCGACGCGGTGGACCGCCAGCGCGAGGAGGGCGAGCCGATCCGCGCTGGCGGTCTCGAGCCCGTCTCCGAGGAGTCGCCCTGGGCCGTCGAGCGGCTGGTGGCGCAGACCGGCATCAGCCTGATCTACGGACCGCGGGGTGCCGGCAAGGGGTTTCTGTCGGTCGCGCTCGCGGTGTGCATGCAGCTCGGGCTGCCATTCTGCGGGCTGCTGGTCGAGCGGCGGAGGCCGCTCTATCTCGACAAGGAGGACTCCTTCGAGGTCTTCAACGGGCGCGTGCGCGCGGTCTGCGCGGGGCTCGGCATTGCCCCGATCGCCGTCGACCGCTGGGTGCCGCGGCGGCGCCTGTCCGACCACACCGAGTTCCTCGCGCGCCAGATCGCCGAGCAGGGCTACGGCGCGCTGATCCACGACTCTGTGCAGCGGCTCTCGGGCGGACCCGGTGAGCACGCGAGCTGGGAGTCGATCGCTATCGAGTACGCCGAGGCCGTCGCTCTGCTGGGACCCGTGGCGCACCTGCTGATCGACCATGTCTCGGCGGATGGGCAGCGCCAGGGCCTGGCGGGGAAGGCGGTCGGGGCCGACCGAAAAATGGCGGACGCCCGCGTGAGCTGGGAAATTCGAAATGCTCAGGAGGCCGAGAGCAATTTCCTCGATCTGGGCCTCTACCACATCAAACGCAACAACACGCGGCAATTCGCCCCGATCGGGCTGCGCGTGGAGTTCGAGTCCGACGCCTGGGGGCGGGCGACGTCCGTCGCGTTCCGCCGCCAGGACGTGCGCGACGTGGCGGCGCTGGTGGCGCGGCTCGCCCTCCCCGAGCAGGTCGTGGCAACGCTGCGTCGGCTCGGGCGGGTCACTGCGGAGGATGTAGCGCTCGAGCTCGGGATCACCGAGAGCAGCGCGCGGCGCGAGCTCGCGCAGCTCACGCGGGCAGGCCGGAGCATTTTAGTCGAGGGTGGGCGCGGTCGCGGACGGGTCGGGACGTGGGATCTGGCGGGCTCAGAAAATGCTCAAAATGCTCCCCCCCCTAATACCCCCCCATTACGAGCATTTTGTTCGCCGCCGCGGAGCGGCGAACAAAATGAAAATGCTCAGGCAGAAAATGCTCGGAGCGCATTTTCTCCGAGCATTTTCGAAGAGGAGGACGAGGATGTGCCGTTCTGAGGAGTGGCGCGGCTGGCCAGCGTGGGCGGAGGCGCTGACGAGCGACGACGAGGAGGAGGCCGGCCGGGCGCTGGCGCAACTGTTGTGCTCCGCGCTCGGGGCACGCGCGGAGCTGGCGCGGCAGGGCGATGGCGAGCTCGGGATGAGCGACGAGGAGCTGCTGCGCGTGGCGAGCTGGGCGCGCGAGACCGTGCTCATGGCCTCCGCGCTCCTGCTCATGGCCGACGGGCGCGTGGGCGCCACCTTCAATGCCAACGGCGAGATGACGTTCTGCCGCGCTCCCGCTGGCAATCCGTGGAGGGCTCGCCCGTGATGGCCCTGGTCTCGCTGCTGTGCCTGCTCGTTGGCCACCGCCGCGCTGGGGCGCGCTGCCGCGTGCGCTGCGGCCGCTGCCGCACGACGCTGGAGACCTGCGAGCAGTGCGGTGGCGAGGGCACGACGCAGCCGGGCGAGCGGAACGACTGCGGGCTCTGCGGCGCGGTGAGCGTCTGGGATCTCTGCCTGGGCCGCTGCGACGACCAGGGGCGGCACGCTGCGGGCGGAGAATCGACGCAGCGGGGCCGCGCGTGACCGCCGACCCGCGCCTGCTGGCCCAGATCAGCGAGGAGGCGTTGCTCGAGCGCGTGCGCCGCCTCGCCCGCCTCACGGGCTGGCATCTGTACCACACGCGCGACAGCCGCCGCTCCGAGCCCGGCTTCCCGGATCTCCTGCTCGTCCACCCCGACTCGCCGATCGCGCTGGCGGTGGAGCTCAAGCGGGAGCGCGGGCGGCTCTCGGCGGCGCAGACGCGCTGGCTGGCATTGCTCGCGGGCAGGCGGCTGCGGGTCGGCGTGTGGCGCCCGTCGCACTGGGACCAGATCGAGGCGATCCTGATCCGCCCCGAGCTGCTGGCGGCGCCGCTGCGCATCGCGGCGCTGGACGACCCGATGGAGGAGCAGCGATGAGCATGCTGAGTGACGCGGACCTGAGGGTGCTGATGGAGGGAAACCCCCGCGATCTGGAGTATCGCCTGGTCGATCGGCTCGCGAGCGCCCGTGCCGCCGCCCGCCGTGCGCTCCAGATCGCCGAGCTGCAGCGCGATGCCGTGCGCGAGACGCTGGGCGAGGTGATCTCCGAGCGCGACGCTGCCCTCCGACGCATCGCGGCGCTGGAGGGGGCGCTCGCGATGGTTCGAGATAGCGCAATGCAATGCGCTTCTCGCCGTCAGCCCGCGCCCAGCGGAGGAGGAGGAGCAATGACCGACACGGTGGTGGACCTGGCGCTGCTGGAGACGGTCGCCCGCGCGGCCACGCCTGGCCCCTGGACCTACCAGCACGCACTGACCGACGAGGAGGCGGGCATGGCGGGCGGGGTGCCTGCGCGCGTCGTGGCCGAATCGCCCGACCACGAGGACGACGAAGAGGGACTGCTCCTCGTCGTGGTGGAGGACCTCGCCGAGTGCGACGCGCGGCACATCGCCGCCTGGAACCCGCGCGTGGCGCTGGCGCTGCTCGAGCGAGTGCGCCAGCTGGAGGAGGACCTGGCCGCGGCGCGCGAGGCGCTGGGGCTGGCGATCAGGGCGGGCCGCGCGTGACGGCGCCAGCCAGGAGGATCGAGCGCACCCCCTCGTCAGAGCGAGCCATTGTAGCCGCGAGCACCGTGGGAGAAGAGCGAGCCAATCCTCGTGAGAGCACCAAATTGTGCGAGCGAGCCAGAAACCGAGAGAGCACCCCAGACCGTGAGCGCCCCACACACCGAGGAGGAGCACCCGTGAGCACCGCACTCGACGACCCCGACACCACATCCGTTGTGATCGACCCCACCATCCTGCTGCGCAAGGACCTCAAACGCGCCGCCGACACCCTCGGCCCGCGCGAGGCGCGGTTCCTCGTGGACCTCTACTACCAGATCCAGGACTACCGCCTGGCCACCAACCTCCAGATTCTCGCGCTCGGCGGCGCCGGCGAGCCGCACCTGGCCATCGGCTGGGCGCGCGGCCAGATGGCCGACCTGGAGGCCACCATCCGCGCCGTGCTCGACCGCTACACGATGGTCGAGCCCACGGGCATGGGCGCCTGGTCGCGCGCGATCGTCGGCGTCGGCCCCGTGCTCGCCGCGGGCCTGCTCGCTCATCTCGACATCACCCGCGCCCCCACCGCGGGGCACTTCTGGCGCTTCGCGGGCCTGGACCCGACCCTGACCTGGGAGCGGGGACAGAAACGCCCCTGGAACGCCCAGCTGAAGGTGATCTGCTGGAAGCTGGGCCAGTCGTTCATGAAGGTCCAGAATCACCCCAAGGACATCTACGGGCACCTCTACGTCGAGCGCAAGGCGTACGAGCAGGCGCGCAACGGCAGCCCCGAGATCGCCGCCCAGGCGGCCCAGATTCTCGCCACGCGCCGCATCGGCAAGGACACCGAGGCCTTCAAGGCCTACGCGGCGGGCCGCCTGCCGCCCGCGCAGATCGACGCCCGCGCCCGCCGCTGGAGCATCAAATTGTTCCTCGCCCACTACCACGGCGAGGCGTACAGGCGGCACTACGGCATCGAGCCGCCGCTGCCCTACGCCATCGCCCAGCTCGGCCATGCCCACCTGATCGAGCGGCCGAACCCCACGCGCTAGCCAGAATGCGGGAATGCACCAGAGATGCGGAGCGAGCCAACGTGTGTGCGAGCACCACAGTATGGGAGCGAGCCAGAAGGGCCGAGAGCACCAAGCTACGGGAGCGAGCCCTAGCGAGCGCGCGCACCACATCATGCGAGCGAGCCAGGGTCGGGGAGAGCACCACTATCCGCGAGCGAGCCAGGAACCTGGAGAGCGCCAAAGAGCGCGAGCGAGCCGAAGCGACGGAGAGCAGCACGATGAGCGAGCGAGCCCTCATAGGCGAGAGCACCATGGTGAGTGAGCGAACCGCAGAGCGAGAGAGCACCATGTTTGACGCGCGAGCCATCCCAGTGGAGAGCACCCAGATGAGCGAGCGCCCCGCCCCCGCGATCACGACTGACAGGAGCAGCCTCATGCCCGCGCCAAGCCCGCCGCTCTATACCCCCCGCCGCGTGCGCTTCGTGCTCGCCCATTGGGAGGAGCTCGAGGCGCTCGCGGCCTCCGCCTCCGCAGCCGCCCACCTCCGCGTCTACCTCGACCACGAGTGGGCGCTGCTCCAGTCCGACCGCTCCCGCCGCGACTGCCTCTGCCCGCTCGGCGAGCCCACCCCGCCCGCTCAGGCCGGCCGCCGCTCGGCCTGGGGCGACGGCGCGCACGGCGCCCAGCACACGCTCGCCGACCTGCGCCAGGCGGCCGACTCCCTGCCCATCACCTGGACCGCAACCCGCGCCATCTACGCCCAGCAGGCCCGCTTGGGCGAATGGCGCTTCCGCCATGGCATCTACCGGCGCGGCGCCCGCGGGCGCCCCCAGGACGCCCTCATCGAGCCCGCGACGGGAGCCTGGCAGGTCGCCACGCGCATGATGGCGCTGGCGCTCGGCTGGCGGCGCTTGACAATTGACGCCAACATCCCGCATCCTGAGGGTGCTCGGCAGCCGCATCCCCAGCGTCAGCCCGCCAGCTCGGCGGGCTGAGCCATTCTCGCCATGGCCCCGCCCCGCCCCTGCCTCGATTGCGCACGCATCACGACGCATGGCCCGCGCTGCCCGGTCTGCCAGCGCCGACATTGGAGCGGGCAGGACGCCCGCCGCGGCTCCCGCCACGAGCGCGGCTACGGCAACGACTGGCTCCGCCTCAGCGCCGCGGTGCTCGCGCGCGACGGCTACCAGTGCGCCTACTGCGGCGGGCTGGCCACGACCGCCGACCACGTCGTGCCCCGCAGTCGCGGCGGCTCCGACGACCCGAGCAACCTCGTGGCCGCCTGCCGCCGCTGCAACAGCCGCAAGGGCGGCCGCTAGCGTGCCCGGAGCGCGAAAATGACGCCGCGGGTGCGCCGCGCACGCTCTGGCCCTTCCTGGAGCCCCAGGGGGGACGAAAAAGTCTGCGGCTCGGTGCGCCAGGAACCCGCGCGCCACCTCGAGTTTTTCCTGTACGGGTTTTGCCCGTAGAAGCCGGGAGCCGATGGGCACACGAGGGCCGGCGCCGAAGCCGGCGACTGAGCGGCAGAATCGCAACCCGCATCGAGAGATCGGGCTGGTAATCCCGGCGCCTACGCAGAGCATGCCGAAAGCGCCGCGCGGTCTACTGGAGTCGAGCCGGAAGCGCTGGGCGGCCTATTGGTCGAGCGCGGTGGCGCAGGCGGCTGATCGCGTGGTGGACCTCCATCGGGTAGAGCGCTGGATCCGGGCCGTTGACGAGTACGAGCGCGTGCTGCCGGTGTTTCGCAAGACGCGGCTCGTGAAGAATGCGCCGGGGAGCGTGGTACTCAACCCGCTCGCCGGCTATCTGAATCAGCTTGAGGCGGTGATCCAGCGTGCGGAGACGGACCTGGGCCTAACGCCGGTCGCTCGGCTGCGGCTTGGGATCGCCTACGGGCAGGCGCGCCTGACGGCGGAGGAACTGAACCGCGCGCTCTCAGAGGGAGAGCGCCAGATCGGGGATGCCGGGGGCGAGGCATGGACAGAGGAATGGGAGGCGGTGTGATCCCCCAAGCGGTCCCGCTGGATCGGCTACAGCCCGCGCCATGGAATCCGCGCATTCTCAGGGAGAAGCGCTTCCGGGACTTGTGTGCCAGCCTCACGGCCGATCCGGGGCTGCTGGAGCGGCGGCCGATTCTCGCCAATGCGCAGGGGATTATCTATGCGGGGAATCAGCGGTTCCGCGCAGCGCAGCATCTTGGCTGGACGACCGTCCCGGCGGTGCTGGACGATATCACGGACGCCGAGGCCAAGGCGCGATCGGTGCGAGACAACGCGGCGGCGGGCGAATGGAACGAGGACCAGTACGGGGAGCTGCTCCACGAGTTGCGCCAGTCGGGCGTGAGTCTCGCCAGTCTCGGTGCTGATGCGGCCGAAGTCGAGCGCCTGCTCGCTGGCGTAGGCGGCGGCATCGAAGAGGATGTCATCCCCGAGCCGCCCGCTGAGCCGATCACCCGGCCGGGCGACCTGTGGCTGCTGGGGCCGCACCGGGTGCTATGCGGGGATAGCACGCGGCGCGAGGACGTGGAGCGGGTGATGGGCGGGCAGCGGGCGAGGGGGGTTTTTACCAGTCCGCCATTTCTGCAGCAACGTGCCTATGCTGGCAACATGGCATCCGATTGGCATGCTCTCCTCTCCTGCGTGTTCTCCGCCGGACTGGCCTTTGTGGAGGAGGATGCACAGGTCTTTGTGAATCTTGGTCTAGTGCATCGTGATGGCCGCGTTATCCGCTACTGGGACTCATTTCTCGATGACGTCGAGTCTGCTGGTTGGCCGCTTTTTGCTTGGTACGTATGGGACAAACTCAATGGCATGCCCGGCGACTGGAACGGAAGATTGGCTCCCGCACATGAGTGGATATTCCATTTCGCTCGTGTTGCAGATCGGCCTGAGAAGGTAACTCCGAGCAAGAATTGTGGCCGCCGCGTCGGCAGGACTCAGCGAAATCCCGATGGCAGCCTCAAACAATTCACAGGAGCGGGTGATCCGATTCAGCCGTTCAAGATTCCAGACAGCGTGATTCGTCTTTCGCCCCAGAAGCCTGACGAGGAAGTGAACGATCATCCCGCACCATTTCCCGTTGGATTGCCAGCGGCATTCCTCGAGGCGTGGAATGGGCGAGACTGGTATGATCCCTTTCTCGGCAGCGGGACGACCCTCATCGCCGCGCACCAGCTGGGCCGCATCTGCTATGGGCTGGAGATCGAGCCGCGCTACTGCGATGTGATCGTCAACCGCTGGCAGAACCTCACCGGCGAGACGGCGCGGCGGGAGTCGGCAGGCACATATGCCGCGTCCTAGCCAGGGCGCGCGGGTCGTCCGGTTCATTGAGACGCATTGCGTCTTCACGAACGGCGAGTGGATCGGCCAGCCGTTTCGTCTGCTGGACTGGCAGAAGCGCCTGATCTATGGCCTCTTCGAGGTGGGCGCGGACGGGCTGCGCAAGCACCGCTGGGCCTACATCTCGGTGCCGAAGAAGAACGGGAAGACGGAGCTCGCGGCGGCTATTGGCCTCTATCTGCTGATCGCCGACGGGGAGCCGAGCCCGCTCGTGGTCTGCGCGGCGGCGAGCGATGAGCAAGCGGACCTGGTGTATGGCGCGGCGAAGCGCATGTGCGAGCTCTCGCCGACCCTGAGCCAGATCACGGAGCGATTCGACAAGGAGATTCAGGTGCCCAGCATTCCGGGGGCGCGTCTGAAGCGCGTTGCGGCGGTCACGGGCACGAACGACGGGCAGAACATCTCGGCCTGCCTGCTCGACGAGCTGCACGAGTGGACGGGGCCGAAGGGTACCCAGGTATGGAACGTACTCACGAATGGGACGGGGGCGCGGCGACAGCCGCTGGTAATCCAGACGACGACGGCGGGCTATGACCAGGACTCCATCTGCTACCGCCAGTATCAGTATGGCCGCAAGGTGGCGAGTGGAGAGATTGATGACCCGGCGTATTTCTCCTGGTGTCAGGAAGCGCCGGAGTCGGCCGATCATCACGAACCGGCGGTCTGGGCGGCGGCGAACCCGAGCTATGGCGTGCTGGTGCACGAGCCGTTTTTTCGCGATCAGTTGAGCAAGAAGACCGAGGCGGTGTTTCGGCGCTATTTCCTGAATACCTGGACGGCGAGCAGCGAGGCGTGGCTCCCATTCGGGGCCTGGGATGCGTGCAGGGAGCCCGCGCTCGAGCTGGACCCCGCCCTCCCGCTGCGGGTCGGGATCGACGTGGCACTGCGCAACGACAGCACGGCGGTGGTATGCGCCCAGCGGCAGGGCGAGCGCACGGTGGTGCGGGCGAGGGTATGGGAGAACCCCTACGCGGAGGACGACCCGCGGCATGGCGACTGGAGCCTGAACCTGTTCGAGGTGGAGGAGCATCTACGCGCGCTGCGCGAGCGGTTCCCGGCTCCCGCCTGCGAGATTGATGGCGCGGTGCAGCCAGGGCCCGAGTTCAGCTACGACCCCGCGTATTTCCAGCGCTCGGCGCAGGTGTTGAGCGGAGACGGATTGGCGATGGTCGAGTTCCCGCAGCATGACGGCCGCATGGTCCCCGCCAGCCAGCGGCTCTACCAGCTCGTGGTCGAGCGCAGGCTGGCCCACGACGGCGACCCGATCCTGGCGCGCCAGGTGGCCAACGCCGTGGCCGACCAGAAGCCGCGGGGGTGGCGCCTCAGCAAGCCGAAGGGGTCGCGGCGGAAGATTGACGCGGCAGTCGCCTGTGCGATCGCGTGTCTGCGCGCCCAGGAGCCCGCGCCCGCGAGCGAGTACCTCTACGCCGATAGCCGCCCGCTGCTGGTGCTGGGGTGACGCTCGACCGCGCGCTCACGGTCATCCTGGTGGTTGGCGGCGTCCTGCTGGTGGCCGCGGCGGCCGGGCTGGTGTTCGTGCCGCTGGCGCTGCTCTGGCTCGGCCTGGTGTGCCTGGCGCTGGCGGGGTTCGGCCTGCGCTATGGGGGGTTCTAGGTGGGGCTCATCCGCGCCATGTCCAACCTGCGGGCGGCGGGCGGCTGGGCGGGGGCGTCGGACTACTGGTACCAGCCGCTGGGCTGGGGCCAGCCCGTCGCCGGCCAGCAGGTGACCCCCGACACCGCGCTCGCCACGTCGGCGGTGTGGTCCTGCACCTGGCTGATCGCGGAGTCGGTGGCCATGCTGCCGCTCAACGTCTACCAGTACCGCCGGGGCGGCGGGAAGGACTATGCCCGCGACCACCCGGTGTTCGACTTGCTGCACGACCAGCCGAACCCATGGCAGACGGCGGTCGAGTTCCGGGACATGATGCAGGGGCACGTCCTGCTTCGGGGCAACGCCTACGCGCTCATCGTGCCGGGGCCGCGCGGACCCGTGGACCAGCTCATCCCGCTGCATCCCGACCGCATGCGGGTCGAGCAACTGCCCGACCGCTCGATCCGCTACAGCTATCAGCCCCAGGGCATGGCCCAGCGGGTGGTCTATCTGGAGGATGAGATTTTCCATCTGCGCGGACCGTCCAGCGATGGCGTGATGGGGCTCTCGATCATTTCGGCGGCCCGCAAATCGCTCGGGCTCGCATTGGCGGCCGAGGATTATGGCGGTCGCTATTTCGGCAACGGCTCGCGCCCCGGCGGCGTGCTCACCACCGCTGGGAAGCTCTCGCCCGGCGCGGCCGAGGACCTCAAGCTGCGCTGGGAGCAGGCGTATGGCGGGGCCAACGCCCACCGCGTGGCGGTGCTCGAGGAGGGGCTCTCCTGGCAGCAGATGGGACTGAGCAACGAGGATAGCCAGTTCCTCGCCTGTGTTGTTCCTGGTACGCCCGTAACCATGGCGGACGGAACTCGCATGGCGGTTGAGGCGCTGCGGCCAGGGGACGAAGTCGTCGGGTGGCGCGATGGCCCCGTCTCTGCGCGCGTGCATGCGGTTGGGCTGCCACGGGTCAAGCCCCTGGTGCGCATTACGACGGCGCGCGGACGCGAGTTGATCGCAAGCGCGGATCATCCGTGTTTGGCGCGCGAGCGACTCCGCACTCCTGGGAATCGCGTGGACGACTCCCCAGATTCCTGGGTGCCGCTGTCTGCAGTGAAGCCGGGGATGCTCATTCGTGTTGGATTGGGGCATGTTCCGCAACCCGATGCGCTGAGCACTGACCGAGCATGGATGCTAGGCGCAATGACTGGCGACGGATATATCCGCACGGCTGGGTTTTCATTCTGCAATGCCGACGCCGGTGTGATTCAGGAGATGGATCGAGTCGCGGTCACGATGGGGGGCGGCCTCTCCCACGCGACGAGCCGCCCCTATGATTGGAACCTCAATACTGGTGGGACGCGAGGACGGGGCGGCTCGGAAATCCGCTCCCTGTTCAACGAGAGCGGGCTTGTCGGGAAGCACTCCCATTCGAAGCGCGTGCCCGATGCGGTGTTGCGCGGCGGCCCATCAGCCTGGCGGGGATTCCTCTCGGGGTACCTCGATACAGACGGTTCGGTGCGCGATCCTGACGGTCGGCAAACGCCGGCGGTGTATTGGAGTAGTGTCAGCCGTCCACTGCTTGAGGACTGTCAGCATCTCCTGAGCATGCTCGGAATTCAGAGCGCCATCTACCGGATGCAACTGCCGGGACGGCGGATGTTTCCCCATGGAGAGAGCCCGACGCTTGAGTCCTGGGGACTCTACGTCATGGGAACAATGCCCCTACGTCTTTTGGCTCACGCGCTCGTGCCTCATCATCCCGACAAGCGGCGGCGGCTTGCGCGCTATGGGAACCTCCCGCCGAGTCGATACAGCGACCGCAATTTCTTCTATGACCGCGTTACATCGGTCGAGCCACTCCCGCCCGGACCCACCATTGGTGTTGAAATTGAGGATGTGCACACGCACATCACGGGGGGGCTCGTTACGCACAACACGCGCGAGTTCCAGGTGGTGGATGTGGCGCGCTGGTTCCGCGTCCCCCCCCATATGATCGGCACCGTCGACCGCTCGACCTCCTGGGGCACGGGGATTGAGCAGATGTCAGTCGGGTTCGTGGCGTTCACGCTGATGCCCTGGCTGACGCGCTGGGAGCAGAAGATTCAGCAGCGGCTGCTGACCAACGGCTCCTACTTCGCGCGCCACCAGGTGCAGGCGCTGATGCGCGGCGACACGGCCACCAGGTTCGCGGCCTACGCAATCGGGCGCCAATGGGGGTTCCTCTCGGTGAACGACATCCGCGCGCTCGAGGACATGAACCCGGTCGAGGGTGGCGATGAGTACCTTGTGCCGCTGAACATGGCGCCGCTGGGGACCACGCCGCCCGGACCCCAGGGGACCGACGCGCGGGCGGACCTCGAGGAGCTCCGGGCGCTGGTCGGCGCGGGGAGGAACGGGCATGGCTGAGGATCTGGCGGTGGGGGGCGTCGTGCTGTACCCGCGCATTCTGCGCGCGCTCAGCTCCGCCCCCTGGGCGATCCTGCCGGAGAAGCTCGCCGCCATCTGCGACCTGATGGCGCTACGGGCCGCGGGCGGGCGCGTCTCGGCCGACGAGGTGCAGACGCTGGTCGGCGCCGCGCGGCGGGGCGAGGTGAGCCGCCAGGGGAGCGTCGCGGTGATCCCGATCATGGGCACGCTCGTCCAGCGGACCGGCGCGATCGGCGAGTCGAGCGGCCTCCAGGGCCTCGACGGGCTCGCCCAGCAGCTCCGCTCGGCGCTGGCCGACCCGAGCGTCTCCAGCGTCCTGCTGCAGGTGGACAGCCCCGGCGGCAGCGTGTTCGGCGTGCCCGAGCTGGCGGCCGAGATCGCGGCGGCGCGCGGCCAGGGCAAGCCGATCGTGGCGGTCGCCGACTCGATGGCGGCCTCGGCCGCATACTGGCTGGCGAGCCAGGCCGACGAGCTCGTGGTCACCCCGAGCGGGCTGGTGGGCTCGATCGGCGTGATCGCCGCGCATGACGACCTCTCCGGGGCGCTGGCGCAGCGGGGCATCGTGACCACGTTCGTGACCGCGGGCAAATTCAAGGCCGAGGGGGCCTCGGAGTTCCCGCTGTCGGCCGAGGCCCGCGAGCAGCTCCAGCGCGAGGTGGACCGCTACTACGGCATGTTCGTCGGGGCGGTTGCCGGGGGGCGCGGGGTGCCGAACGCGGCGGTGCGGACCGGGATGGGCGAGGGGCGGCTGGTGGGGGCGCAGGCGGCGGTGGCGCAGGGCATGGCCGATCGGATCGGCACATTCGCCGAGACGCTCGCGAGGATGCAATCGGGCGGCTACCGCCGACCGCGGCGCCGCGCCCAGGCGGCCGAGGACGACGCGCCGTACCTCCTGCCCGCGCAGATCGCCCCGATCGAGGCCGCTCCGGGCGACGCGGGCGAGGAGCGGGCCGCTGAGACGGAGCCGCCGAGCGTGGCGGCGGAGGACCCCGCCGTGGCGGCGGATCTGGAATGGCGGCGGCGGCGGCTGGCTCGCCAGGGGGCGCTCGCAGCGCGCTAGGCGCCCCAGCCTCAGGCCTCGGCAGCCCGCCCAATCGGGGGCGGGCTTTTTCGTGGGACTCCAACGAGGCGCGGGCCTCGTGGGCGTCCCTCGGCACGGAGCGCCGCCAGGAGCGGCGAGGAGGGGCTCCAGCGCGACGGCTCGCGCTGCGATCCCGAGGAGAGGGAGATGTCCGGACGGTGGCAGGCGCTCCTCCAGGAGCGCGCGGACCTGGTGGCCGAGGGCGAGCGGATCCTCGGCGCCTCGGAGCGGGAGGGGCGATCCCTGAGCGCCGACGAGCGGGCGCGGGACGACGCGATCAACGCGCGGCTGGCGGAGATCAGCGCGGACCTGGCGCGCGAGGAGCAGCGGCGGGAGCGGCTGCGCACGGTCCAGGCGGGCGGGGTGGACCTGACCGCCAACGCCCACGTCCACGGGGCGGCGGGCTACGGCCCCGAGGTGCGCCGCACCGCGGCGGGCGTGGTGGATGCGAGCGGCAACCCGGTCGCCCAGACGACGATCCGCATCGGGAGCCACGCGGCCTCGTTCCCGCGCCTGATCCCCGTCGTCTCTGACGACGCGTGGGGCCGGGTGGAGAACGGGCGGCCCCTGGCGGCACTCAAGCCGTGGGGCTCCGACACGGGCGCCCCATTCGGCGAGTTCCTCGTGGCGGTCGCCAAGAGCCGCATGGGCATGTCCCACGACCCGCGGCTCAACTACACCGCCGCGGCCCAGGGCGCGGGCGAGAACACTCCGGCCGACGGCGGGTTCCTCGTCCAGCAGGAGGTCAACACCGCCATCGTGATGCTGATGCACCAGATGGGCCGCATCATGTCGCAGGTGGACAAGATTCCGCTCGGGCCGAATAGCAACGGTCTGACGCTCACCGCGATCAAGGAGACGAGCCGCGCCACGGGCAGCCGCTGGGGCGGGGTGCAGGGCTACTGGGCCGACGAGGGCGGGGCCGGCACGGCCACCCGGCCGAAGTTCCGCCGCGTCGCGATGCTGCTCCGCAAGCTCATCGCGCTCGGCTATGCCTCCGACGAGCTGCTCAACGATGCGGTCGCGCTCGAGGCGGTCATGACCAAGGCGTTCGCGGAGGAGCTCCTGTTCCTGACCGAGGACGCCATCATCCGCGGCACGGGGGCCGGCCAGCCGCTCGGCATTCTCAATGCCGCCGCCACCGTCAGCGTCTCGAAGGAGACGGGGCAGGCGGCGGCGACCATTGTCGCCAGCAACCTCAGCAAAATGTGGGCGCGGCTGGACGCCGGCTCGCAGGCGACGGCCCAGTGGTACATCAACGTGGACTGCCAGCCTCAGCTCGACGAGCTGTTCCTGCCCGCGGGCACGGCTGGCCTGGAGCCCCGCTTCGTCTCCTACGGCCAGGATGGCATCCTCCGCATCAAGGGTCGCCCGGTCGTGCCCATCGAGTACTGCGCCACGCTGGGGACGGTGGGCGACATCATCCTGGCGGACTTCGACGACTACGCGCTCATCGAGCGCGGCCCCGAGCAGGCGAGCTCGATCCACGTCGCGTTCACCACGGACGAGACCGCCTTCCGCGCCACGTACCGGGTGGACGGCCAGCCCAAGCTCGAATCGGCGGTGACGCCCTACAAGGGGTCGAACACCCTCTCGCCGTTCGTCACGCTCGCAACGCGGGCCTAGGGCCGCAGAAAGGGGGATTCCCATGACCATCCTGGGGCTGCTCTCGCAGATCCAGATCGTGCCCGCCTTCCGCCCTGTCGATCTCCAGACCGCCGACAACAACGGCGACTGGGTGTCGCTGAAGGGCTATGCCGGCTGCCTGGTGCTGTTCCACAGCGCGATCGGCACCGCGGGCGACGACCCGACCCTCAAGCTCCAGCAGGCCACGGTGGTGGCGGGGAGCGACGCGAAGGACTTGGCTTTCACGCAGGTCTATACCAAGCAGGCGGCGACCAACCTGCTGTCCACGGGCCAGTGGACCGCGGTCACGCAGGCGGCGGCCACGTCCTACACCAACGCCACCGCGGCCGAGCAGGAGGCGCTCTGGGCGATCGACGTTCCCGCCAGCATGCTCGACGTCGAGAACGGATTCTGCTGCCTCCAGGCGAGCGTGGCCGACGTGGGCGGCAACGCCCAGCTCGGCGCCTGCTACTATCTGCTCTACGGCGCGCGGTTCCCGGACGCGCCGGAGAACATGAAGAGCGCGATCGTCGACTAGTCGCGGAACCACCGCGAGAACGCGGGGGCGGGCCGATCGGCCCGCCCCCGGCGTATGGAGGCACACATGCCAGTCACCAACGTGCGCAGCAGGTGGATCGGCGGCGACCTGTATTTCTACGACCTCGCGGGCAACGAGATCCTCCACGTGGACGGCACCAACCGCAAGCTGGTGCTCCCGACCGGCTCGGAGCTGGACGTGGCGGGCGTGGCGGTGGACAGCACCACGCTCGCGGCCGACAACCAGGACGGCGCCAACGTCGCGGTGGTCGCCGACGTCAACACGACGGGAGGCATCCCGCTGCTGTTCCGGGTCGCCGCCGCCGCCCTGACGGGCAACGTGGACGTGATCATGGACGCGAAGGTGCGCGTGATCGACGCCTGGTGCATCGCGACCGCGGCGGGCGGCGCGGGCGACACCGTGACCGTCTCGAACGGCGCGACCGCCATCACCGACGCGATGGACCTCAACGTCGCGGACAAGGTTCTGGTGCGGGCTGCGAGCATCGACGACGCGGCGCACGAGATCGCGGCGGCGGGCACGCTGCGCGTGGCGGGCGCCTCCGCGGTCAACGCCCAGGTGTACGTGCTCGCGGTGCGGGTCAGCTAGCGATGGCGGGCACCGTCACCACGACCGAGATTCTCTACGACACCGTCAGGAAGATCACCTTCACGTGGCTGAGCTCGGCGGGCGGGGCCGCGGACGGCGCGACTACCGCCGTGCTCACGGGCGAGCTGGTGCGCGCGGTCCAGATTCCCGACTCGGGCGGCACCCAGCCGTCGGACGCCTACGACGTGACGGTGCTCGACTCCGATGGCGCGGATGTGCTGAGCGGGCTCGGCGCCAACATCTCGCAGAGCGGCATCACGACCAAAACCACCATCGACGGCCTGGGGGCAGTCGTGGCCAGCGCCCTGACCCTGCACGTCACCAACGCTGGCAACGCGAAGGGTGGCAAGACCATCCTCTACCTGCGCTAGCGATGGCGAACTGGTACGTCACGCGGGACGACCTCAAGAGCAGCGTGAACGTCTCGGACGCGCTGCTTGATGCCGAGGTGGACGCGGTGCTCGAGGCGGTGAGCCGCCAGATCGACCTGTACTGCGCGCGGCAGTTCTGGCCCGTCGTGGCGACCCGCCACTACAGCCCGATCAGCTCCCAGCGGCTTCTGGTGGACGACCTGCTCAGCGTCTCGGCGGTCACGCTCGACCTGGATTGGGATCGGGTCTACGAGACGGCGCTCGACTCCTCCTCCTATGACCTGCTGCCGTTCAACGCGGCGCAGGAATCGCCGCCGGCGCCGTACACGCGGCTGGAGATTCGCCCGCTCACCAGCCTCGCCTTCTGGAGCGGGCCGCGCGCCGTCGAGATCGCCGGCACCTGGGGCTACTACGACGTGCGCGAGACGGTGGGGACCACCCTGGCGGAGGACCTGGACGACAGCGAGACGGCGATGGACGTGGCGGACGGGACGGCGGTCGCGGTCGGCCAGACGCTCTGGATCGACTCGGAGGCCATGTTCGTCTCCGACGTCGCGGCGAACACGCTCACCGTGACGCGCGGCGCCAACGGCACGACCGCCGCGACGCATGCCAACGGGGCCAGCCTCCAGCGGCAGACATACCCGGTGATCAGCCGCGCGGCGCTGCTCCAGGGGGCGCGGCTCCTCCAGCGGCGGCTCGCCCCGCTCGGGGTGATCGAGTCGCCGTCGATGGCGCCCATGCGCGTCTCGGCAGCGCTGGACCCCGACGTGCGGGTGTTGCTGGCTCCATTCAGGCGGGCGGTGCTGGCCTGATGCTCGGGCGGCTCGAGGTGCGGATGCAGGGCCTGGAGGCGCTGGCGGCAAAGCTGCAGGCGGAGCGGCTCTACCGCAGGGACTTTCGGCGCGGCTTCGCCCAGATCGTGCGCATGGGGCGCGATGCTGGCCGGGCCGCGGCCCCGGTGCGCACCGGGGCGACCCGCAGGCTCCTCACCAGCAAGGTCCGCGGCAGCCCGACGCCCACGCTCGCCGTGATCCACACGACCGCGGTGAGCCCGCGCCCCTACCGCGGTCGCCCATTTCCCTACCCGCGGCGGCAGGAGTACGACGCCCGCATGGGGCACCAGTTCTGGCTGCGGAACGCGATCCAGTCGGTGATGGGCGCGATGCGCTCGGCGCTGGAGGAGCTCGCCCAGCGCGTCGAGGGGAGCTGGCGTGGCTAGCATCGCCGCGCTGCGCGACGCGCTCCAGACCAGGATCGCCACCGTGAGCGGCCTGCGCGCCTACGACACCTGGCCCAGCCCGCTGATGCCGCCCGCGGCGCTCGTGCGCCCGGCGGACCCGATGGTGGAGTTCGAGGAGGTTCTGGGGCCGAGCACCCAGGCGCTCTACCACTTCGAGGTTCACGTGGCGGTGGGGCTCGGGGACCTGCGGAGCGCGCAGGACGCGCTCGACGGCTACTTGAGCCCGAGCGGGTCGGCCAGCGTGCCCGCCGCGATCCTGGGGGACCGCACGCTCGGCGGATTGGCCAACGGCACCTGGGTGCGGAGGGCGCGGCAATGGGGATCGGAGCTGATATCGGGGGTCGAGGTGCTGGGCGCGATCCTGGACGTGGACGTGGACGCCGGGTGAGCCGCTACCGCGCGCTCGTCGGTCTCAGCTACCCGACCGACCCCGCCGTGCTGGCGCGGCTGGCGGCGGGCGAGGACGTGCCGCTCGGCGAGCGCCGCATGCGGCATGTCGAGGCGGGCGCCGTGGTCGACGACCTGCCCGCGACGAGCCTGCCCTGGCTGCTGGGCGACGGGCTGATCGAGGCGGTGGTGGAGGAGGAGCATGAGCAAGCGGAGTAGCGCCGACATCGGGTGCCTGCTGGTCGACGGCTACGACCTGCTCGGCGTCTCCACCGACCTCGAGGACACCGTCGAGGCGCTGTTCGACGATACGACCGCCTTCGGGGACGCCTGGACCGAACAGGCCTACGCGGGCCTGCGCAAGGGCACCATCAGTCAGAAGGGCTTCTACGACGACGCGACCGATAGCGTCAACGACGCGCTGGCGGCCAACACGGGCGTCTCCCGCGTGCTGGTGTACGGCCTGGAGCAGAACACGGTCGGACGGCATTTCATCGGCTACGCGGGCGCGCTGGAGACCAGGTACGAGCGGATCGCGGCGCTCGGGAAACTGCACCGCGCCAACGCCAGCTATGTCGGCTCGGGCCAGGTGGAGGAGGGCGTGGTCCTGCATGCCCACGCGGCCGAGACCGCGGATGGCGACACGACCGCCACCTCGGTGGACAACGCGGCGCAGACCACGGCGGGCGGGGCGGTCTACCTCCAGGTGAGCGCGCTGACGCTGGGCGGGTTCGACGACCTCCTGGTCACGGTGCAGGACTCGGCCGACGACGTGACCTACGCGGACCTCCAGGCGTTCGCGGCGGTCAGCAGCGCCCCCGCCGCCCAGCGCGTGGCGAGAAGCGGCACCATCCGCCGCTACGCGGCCGTCGCCTGGACGTTCGAGGGAGCGGGCAGCGGCCAGTCGGCAACGTTTCTCGTGGGGCTCGTGCGCAACTAGGGTGATTCCGCGCGGCATCGCCGCGGCGGCGGGGAGGGAGAGTTGGCCAAATACTCGAGCGCGAATGTCGAGATCCAGGTGGATGACAGCAGCGGCAGCCTGGTGGACATGAGCAACTACATCCGCGAGTTCAACGGCTTCGACGTCGAGGCGATGGTCGAGGACGGCCACGCGTTCGGCGATTCCTGGGTCGAGCAGCTGTTCAGCGGCCTGCGCAAGGCCAACGACATTACGATCAAGGGCCAGTACGACGACACGGCCACGACGGGCCCGAACGTCATGTTCAACGACGTTGGCAATACGGGCTCGAGCGGCGCGGGCACCCGCACGCTCAAGGTGACCTGGGGCAACAGCAAATACACCCAGGTCGAGGTCTGGATCAAATCGTACCGGCGGCTGCCGTCGGTCGGGAAATTGACCGAGTACGAGGTGGTGCTGAGCCCCTCGGGAGCCGTGACGGAGGGCTAGCATGGCGCTGACCTCCTCGGTCGTCACCCGCCACGAGATCCCGCACGAGCCGGGCGAGTGGATGCGCCTGCGGATGCTGTCCTGGCGCGAGCTCGACCTGGCGCGGCAGGAGCGGGTGCTGGCGATCGCGCGCTACCACCGCAGCGTCGGGCTCGACTACCTGCGCGACCTCCAGGCCTCGGCGCGTGAGCCGAGCGCCGACGACAACGGGCGCGCCGCCGCCTCGCCGACCGCGGACGACCTGCTCGCGAGCTACGACCGCGGCACCCTCCTGCGCGCGGGGATCGTGGAGTGGAGCTATGACCCGCCCGTGAGCCCCGAGACCATCGACGCGCTGGACGAGCAGACCGCGCTCTGGGCCGCGCGGCTGCTCGTGCCAGCCCCGCCGCCGGAGGCCGAGCGCCTAAAAGGCTGATGGCGCTGGACCGCGCGCTGGACGGACGGGGCGCTCCGCCCGATGAGTGGCTCCTGTCGCGGCTATGCGAGGAGCTCGGCGTGCCGCTGGTGGCGGGGGGCGCGCTCGACCAGCCGCTGGCGCTGGCGCTGGACGTGCTCGAGCTGCGGGCCTACGCGCGGGCCAAAGCGGCGCTCGAGGCAGCCGAGAAACCCGAGGACGTGCCGCGCACGCCCGCCGTGGGCTGGGTCGGCGAGGTTCAGGCGGCGCTCTGGCAGGAGCGCCAGGCGCGGAGGGGGGCCGAGGCGGATGTCGGCGAACGCTGATCTGGCGATCCTGATCCGCGTCCGCGACGAGGCGACGGCCGGGCTGCGGCAGGTGCAGGCGCAGGTCTCGGCGCTGGGCCGCACCCTGCCGCGCGAGCTGGCGGGCCCGCTCGGCGCGATCGAGACGGCGGCCCGCGGCGCCAGCAGCGGCCTCGGCATCCTCGGGTCGGCGGCGGGCGGGCTGACCGGACCGCTGGGCCTGGGGGTCGCCGCGGCCACGGCGCTCGGGGCGGGCCTCGTGGAGCTCGGGCGGATGGCCGCCGACGAGCAGGTGGGCATCGCCCGCCTCCAGGCCGCGCTCGCCGCCCAGGGCATCAGCTACGCCGACCAGGGCGAGCAGATCGAGGCGCTCATCCACCAGCGGGAGCGGCTCGCCTACAGCGACGACCAGCAGCGCGACGCGCTGGCCGAGCTGGTCCGCCATACCCACAGCCTGACGGAGGCCGAGCAGCTCGAGGCCGTCGCCATGGACGTGGCCCGCGGCAAGAACATGGACCTCCTATCCGCGGCGACGCTGGTCGGGCGCGTGCACGACGGCAACGTCACGATCCTCAAGCGCTACGGGATCGCGGTGCGCGACGGCGCGAGCGGCACCGAGGCGCTGGCGGCGGTGCAGCAGCAGTTCGCCGGGCAGGCCGCGGCCTACGCCGAGACCTCGGCGGGCGCCTGGCAGCGGTTCGACATCGAGCTCCAGAACGTCGGCGAGGACCTCGGGCAGGCGGTCCTGCCCGCCATGACGCGCACCGGCGGGGCGCTCGCCGATCTCATGGACGCGCTCCAGGACACGGGCGGCCTGGAGGCGTTCGCCAGCGCGCTGAGCGGCGCGCTCAATCCCCAGATCGACGACCTCGCGCAGAAGGCGCGCTACTCGGCGCGGGAGATGGCCACGCTGCGCCAGGCGATCGCCGACGCGCGGGCCGAGGCGGCTCGCGGGCCGCTGCCGGGCGGTGCGACGGGGGGCGGCGGGCTCGCGGGCGGCGAGGGGCTGCCCCAGGCGGCCAATCCGGGCGCGCTGCTGCCGACCTACCCGTCCTCGGCGCTGGATGCCGAGGTTGAGCGGCGCGACCAGGCTCGCCAGCGCGCCGCCGACGAGCTCCAGATCCTGGCGCGCATCGACGCCCAGGAGCGCGCCATCGGGCAGGCGGCCGACCAGGAGGAGGCGGCGCGGCATCGCACGGTCGCCGCCAGCCAGGAGCAGTTCGCGGTCCTGCAGCGGATCGAGGATCTCCAGCAGCGCGGGCGCGGG